AAAGAAAAAATTAGAAAAAGTAATATAGGAAAAAATAAAGGCAGAATACAATCTGACGAACATCGACGCAAAAATTCAGACACCCACAAAGGTCAAAATAATCCTCGATTTGGAGCAATTGTATCAGAAGAAACAAGACGTAAAATTAGCGAAGCTAAAAAAGGAAAACAAGTCGCACATAACAAAGGCAAACCGATGAGCGAAGAACAAAAAGCAAAGATACGTGCAACTAAAGCAGCAAAGCCTTATAAGTGGGATCCAGAAGCATTAGCAAAAAGAGTGCAATCGCAAACTGGGGCAAAGCGTAGTCCTGAGACTAAAGCAAAGATCGCAGCAGCATTAAAAGCGTACCACGCTAAATAAACAAACCAAACCAAGGAAGCCCCCAATGAGTATCAAACCTGTGCTAGTACCCGACCACACCGCCGACGACTTACGTCGTCTAATGGATTCATTTGCTACTGCTTCAACCGGCCCAACTCGTCAAGAGCTGACAGAAAGTCGTGCTGCTGTAGCAGAAGCTTCCTCTGGTCAGCCTGGCTTTTGGTCCAGCCCGCCAGAGAGTGATATTGAAACTTTTGGATTACAAAAGGGCCGACCATATCAAATCAATTCTCCCCAAGATTTCAAACCAGGTGATAGAAAACGTGCCAAGCAACAACTTATTCCCACTCAGGACAAGAAAGATCACATTCGCAGTCGATTGGGTAAACATGTAGCTCCTGCATTACCTGAGTCGGATGTGGCGGAAGATTCATACAAAGACACCGGCGGTACTTTTATGGATCGTGTGGTTGGAGAGATTATGAACTATCAGTCACTCAACAATGCAAATCCCAAATTTGCTGATCTTAGTTCCGCAGTAAAATCAAAACTAAAATCTCTTGGTGAAATCAAAGCAAAACAGATATATCAGCAAGCACTAAAGCAGGCTGCTGAATTATCAGGTCAGCAAGGTGTGGCGGAAGCTGGTGAGTCTAAACCCAAAGCAGCACCAAAGCGTCAGAAAAAAGATAAACCACTAGATTACGAAAAGCTGGCAGCTTTTTTCAATCAATATGCGCCAGATCGTAATATAACAAAAGCTTTTAATCAGCATGTACAGAATCAAAAAGATAAAGACAATCAAGATGTGACAGAAGGTGGCCGTCCAGATGTCATGCGTCATCGAGGCGATACAACAATAAGAGTTGTAAAGCGAGGTGGCAAGCCTATTGGCGAGATTGGTACGGATGCAGAAGCCAGTGCTGGCAATGGCGCTTACTATGTGAAACTGTACGACGGCAGTTACGATGCCGTGGGATTCGATACAGCTGAAGAAGCCTTGGCTGAGTTGAAGGCAGCCATCTCAGAAGGCCGTTTAACAGAATTTGCTCCCAGCGATTCAGGCGGAGATGACGGCGACGATGGATTTGATGAAGACACCCTGCGCAAGTTGGCCGCACAATGGTTTGCAGGCGATGAAGATCCTCAAGTGGAACGTTTGTTGGCCGCAGCTGGCTGGGAAATTGGCCAAGATGAAGGCTACGACGATGAGCCTGGAGTGTTCGTGGTCCAGTCCGGCGATGCGGATGGTCGGTCTTACATCAGCTGGCCAGCATCAGAGTTGCGTTCGGATGTTGCAGAACAACAAGTTGACGAACTATCGCCAAAGACACTGGGTTCATACATTAAAAAATCCAGTGCTGATGCAGCCGAGAGACAGGGCGAGGTCAGTGGCCGTAATCAATTTGGCAAAGGTGCAGAATTTGCTGTCAAAGCATTTTATGGCGACCAAATTCAGCCAAATCCCACCCGTACAGATCCTCGAATTGCAAAACGTCAAGCTGGTGTTGATCAAGCAGTTGATCGTTTGACTGCGGAAGATGTAGCACCTGCGTTCAAGCCCGGCGATCGTGTCATGTACCTGACGGGATTTGCCACTGTTGTTGCACAGGACGGTGACGCATATGGTATTCGGATTGACGGAAAACCTGGAACACAAATGGTGCCAGCTGATCAGATCCGTAAACCCAGCTACGACGAAAGTGTAGCAGAGTCGATTGATCCTGTGGAACAGCTTCGAGCAGATATTCGACGTTTTGCACTGTAAGAAAAAAAAGCCCCGTCAGGGGCTTTTGTATAAGTACTCATGCTCGTGTTTCAACACACACATTCACACAAGGAGAAAACTATGAGCAAAACACCTTACGAGATTCGTCTCGAACTGTTAAAACTGGCCAAAGATGCACTGTACGAACCAGTATATCAAAAACGTGATTCTCTAAGAGAAGAATTTCTTTCTAAACTCACTGAAGAGAATCGTGATTCTGTATCTTTCCCTACAATGCCAGACTTTCCCGGCACTACTGACATTATAGCAGAAGCTGAAAAGCTGAATAAGTTTGTAAGTCAACAGTAAGGAAAAGCCCCGCAAGGGGCTTTTTGTTCTCTATAAATAAAGCATGCCTACATTTGTCACACCTTACTCTGGTTCCGCAGAACTCACAGCATCAAACGGTTTAACTGTTGTTGATGCAGGCCTATGGACTTTTAGTCGCCAGGGCTACAACGACGGTGCCACATTTGGACTCAGTTTAGGTCATCCCAATCCGCTATCGGGTGGTACGTTGCATCTACGAGCTGAGGACTGGGCCATTGCTGTGATTGGAAACGAATTGACCAGCTATACTGATCCTGCCACTGGCCAAACTTATGGACCTGAACTATGCAGGATTGTGATCACAGGTGCTTGGTCAGTTGTCCGTCAGCAAAACTCCAACAGCTACAACAGCTTCAACATCACTTACACAGGCACCACAGCGACAGACTTAGGTGATCGTGCCATGTCACCCAGTCTGTTGAACTATGCAAGCCCGCAGGCCACTTATGTGATTCAAGGATCAGGGGTAGCAGGTGGCGCTCAAAATACATTTAGTAATCATGTGTTTGAATGCAGAGCCACTGAATCTGCAGCCAGCACCAACAGCAACCGAGAATTTCAAAGCAATACCATTACACGACCAGTTTGGATTTATAACTATTCCAAGTCGTGGCAAACAGCAGCTTAAACTGCTGGTATATAATAACAAGATCGCAACTAAATAAATCATACAACGCAAATGGTTGCGTTTTATGCGGTATCCCACCGCGTAGGCCTAGAACGCCTAACTTTTAAAGGAAAAGAAAAAATGGGTCGTCCACTAAAAATTAAAAAATCCACAACCAAAGACATTGGTTTCAATGCTTGGGATCAGCTGACTAATCCTGTATACCCTGCCACATTCAACACCAATCAATATCTTGGTGTTGTTGGCGGTGAAGGCAATGGCGGCGGTGTTGCCACAGCCACATATCCTGTGGTCAAATGTCGTGTACACATTACAGGCCAGAGCGAAGAAGATGGCTGGATTGTGCGTCAAAAAGGCACTCGCAAGTATTTGGTTCAAGGTGCCAGTTCAGGTGAACAAGGCGTTTGTGTGTTGGCCAACGAAGCTCAAGGAGTTGTTGCAGAAGGCAACATGAACATCAGCTTTGCTTTAGATGCTGACAGCTCAGAAGTCCTAATCAGCAAGTTGACCAACAAGTATGCATATGACTTTACCGGTGGTGAAGTTGGTGGTGCTGCTGCCGGCGGCTTTGCACAGGATCTTGTGCAGCAGAACATTCGTTATGCAGCCAACTTCTTCACAGACGAAGGCACAGAAATCAAGTCAGGTACTACAGGTCAAGACAACACTGCTACACAGCAGAACTTGTTGAGTCTGGTAATTGTAGAAAATTACGTGTCGTAATTTTTATATTACCACGAGATCCTCTCAGCTACATACTGGGAGGATTTTTTATGACTGCTTTTGTGTTGGGTAACGGTGTCAGCCGCGACAGTATTGATGTCGATCACTTGTTGAAGTTGGGTCCAGTGTACGGCTGTAATGGCCTGTACCGTACCCACACACCCACAGTTTTGGTATCAACTGATCGTCCCATCAGCACTGCCATACAGGAATCTGGCTACAGTGCTCGCAACAGATTTTACACACGCAGACCCTTGCCAAACACTGGTGCACAAATGGTTCCGCAAAAGTACCGTGGATTCAGCTCAGGTCCCATTGCTGCCAGCATTGCTTGTGAAGATCTAAATCGCAGAATTTATCTCCTGGGCTTTGATATGGGACCAACTGTGGTGGGAAAGTTCAACAATGTGTATGCTGGAACTGAATTTTACAAGCCTGCAGATGCCAATCCCACCTACACCGGCAACTGGATCAAGCAGTTGAGCACTGTAATTCGTGACTTTCCCTCTATAGAGTTTGTGCGTGTGTGTGGTGCAACCACAGCAGATATACCTGATTTCCATCCCTTGACAAATCTCAAAAATATGCCGATTGATGAGTTTGCTTTGCGAATAAATACATCAAAGGATCTATAGACATGGCTACCCATAAACGAGTAGATGGCACCTACTATATCGACACTGTCAACAGCATCGACAACGTTGAAATTACCACCCACACTGTCAAGGTGTTCGGTAACCTGGACGTGCAAGGTAACATCACTTACATTGATACCACTGAACTGGAGGTTACAGATCCGTTTATCACGTTGGCAGCCAACAACTCTGGTGCATATTCAAATGTGGGTATTTTGGCACAAAAAGCATCGGCCCCAAACACTTATGCCAGCCTACGCTGGAATACCAACAGCGGTACTTGGCAGATCAGTTCTGACAACTCAACATTTGTTGACATAGCCTCTGGTAATACCTCAACCACTCCCGGCGGTGTCAACACTGCCATACAGTTTAACTCAGCAGGTGCATTTGGCGGCAATGTCAACTACTTGTTTGACCCAGCCAATGCCAAGGTTACCTTACAAGGTCATCAAGTGTTTGGTAACATAGCAACAGCTCCAGCCGCAGTGGCCAACTCAGTAGCTGTGTTTCACAACGCTGAAGGATCAGGCGGAACTGGACTTTATGTCAAGAGCCCGTCAGTTGAAGACGAATTAGTCAGCAAGAGCAAGGCCATTGTCTTTGCTATCATATTTTAAGGAATACAAATGTCAATTTCCGTAGGTAACGTAACCACCGCAGTATCAAACGTTTATGTGAGTTCGGGTTCCACTGCCATCACTTTTATGAGCCTGTGTAACTACTCAGCAGGTAACGTTACAGCAAACGTGTATGTGGTACCCAGTGGCAGTAGTGCTGCCAACGCCAACATCATCTTGGCCAGTCTTGAGCTCACAGCTCTAGACACATATCAACTGTATGCCGGCGGCGAAAAGCTGTTGCTGGACACCGGAGATACTGTTAGAGTTGACGCCAATGTCAACAACTCGATAACCACAGTGGTCAGTTATACTTCGATCTAATGGGTTACTACGTAAAAAATCGTGTGATACCGTCGGGCTCATCTGGTGTGCGCTTGCCAACAGGAACGTCGGCAAATCGACCAGCTAATCCAGCTTTTGGACTCATGCGATTCAATACAGAAACAGGTTTTATTGAATATTTCAACGGTATAGAATTCATCAGTGTGAGTGCTGGCGGCAATGTAGTTTATGATGTGGATTCGTTCACTGGAGACGGATCAACCACTGTGTTCACAATGAGCGAAGAAGAAGCCACTGCCAGCCAAATCATTGTGTTTGTGGGCTCAATCTATCAAGACTCCACCACTGCCTACACTGTAAACGGTAGTTTTGATATTGTGTTTACATCGGCGCCGCCTGATGGTGAGCCCATAAGTGTAATTCACAGCTCAGTTTAACGCCATAAATATCCCGAAGGATACATAATGGCAATCAACCGTATATCAGGAAACATACTACAAGACAATCTGCAGCGAGGTGCAAATCTCAGCATACAGGGCAATCTGGTGTATGTTGACATTGATAATGTACGACTGGGTGTAAACACCAGCACAACCACACACACTCTCACAGTGGCAGGAAATGCTCACATTGGTGGGATTACGCTGTCAGGAAATAGTATTTCTGCAGATTCTGGTATCTTAGAGCTGGGTTCCAATGCCAATATTTCCATCACTGGCGGTTCAACTGATTTTATATTGACCACAGACGGTGCCGGAAACTTGTCGTGGACAGCAGGTAATGCCCTTGTTGGCGTACTGGGCAACGTGATAGATATGGGAACACCCAGTCTTGGCAACTTGATCAGTAATGCATTAACTTTAACAACTACAACAACCGTGACTGATGGTATAGCACAACTCAACGTGATTCTTGGTAAATTGGTTCCGCCCAGCCCGCCTAACTTTCCAGGCGGAAACACACTCAGTATCACAACAGCAACTACATCAGCCAGAATGTGCGACGGATTTACACAACCTGACAACACGCCAGGTGCAAACAAAGCAGTGGCCGCAGGTACAGTGGTTTCGGCTGTGCGTAGTAGTAGCTATACCACAAACACAATAGCCAACACAGGTCCTGGTGATTCAGGTGTGTTGTACACTTATCTCAACGGCAATGATGCCGGCAACGTCACTTTCAATACCAATGCCAACCCTTCAGCCAACGGTACCTACAGCAACTTGGTTGTGACCAACAACTACGACTACAACGTGGCCAACGCCAGTATCACTGCTGGATTCTGGTATGTGTTCAGTGCCAGAAGCGCAGGTACAGTGGCATCTGGTTGGAACGAAGTTTACTTAGATCACTCAACAGCAGGAAATACCAATACACCAAATTGGTATTATGACAGCAGCACAGCAGCAGCTCCGCAGTTTACTTCAACTTCTATTGCACCTACTGCCAACAGTTTTACCTACAGCAGCACAGTGCCGCACTACAACTCCAGTTCAGTGTTTACACTGGCGTTCAATGTAAATCGCCTCAGCGGCAACATGTACCCCAACAGCACCAACTTGACCAGTGCCACAGCAGCAGGTGGATCTTTTGCTGCACCAGCCACTGTGACTTATGCAGCAGCTGGTGTAACTACTCCGCTGACTCAGAATCTTTATGTGTCGTCTGGCAGTGCCACAGCTTCCACCACAGCTGCCATTACTACAGGATTTGGTAGCAGTAGTTCTGGACCCACTGTCACAGTAACCAACAGCTACAACTCGACCACCAACACATTTAATCCTGGCGTTACTGTGTTGAGAAAAACAGGAAACGCCACTGCTGTTGACGAAGGCAACGTTGTTGTGACCAGTGTTGGTACTGGATCGGGCAATGCGGTGCGTATAGAAAGCCCAGGTTCTGGCAACACCCCTGCGTACACTGCCAATGCCACAGTTTTCAACAGCCAAACATCAACTCTGCAGACTTACGATGCTACTGTAATTGGTACCACTTCTGCAGGCGTACTCAAACACGACCAGACCAACTACGCCACTGGATACTTGCCAGCAGGACCAGATTTGTCATCTGGTAGATCCGGCACACAGTACTTTACATTCCGTTTCGTACGCACTGACGTCAGCAAGTTTGACATTACCTATGCCGGAAACGTAGCTGGTATATGGGTTGCACTGCCAGGATCTGTGATAGATTCCAGCAGCAGTGCCAACGGTTGGATCAATATGACTGTGGCCTATGCAGGTGCCGGATATCCCGGCGTCAACTTACCTGGCAACGGCAGCGACGGCTGTGCTCTAGGAGGTGTAGTTGTGCCCAACGTGACAACAGCCAGTACCAGTAAAACCTGCACATTTGGTACAGTATCCAGTTCTGGTACTGCCACAAACGAAATTTACGTCAGGGTAGCATTGACGTCGGGACAGACAGTGACTGGCCTATCACTTAAGGCAGCGAGCAACTAATGGCCGTTTCAATCGCACAATACGTTGACCTACTGTTTAAGAAGCTGCAAGGCGTAGCCAAAACAGCCAATAGCACAGTTAAAGGTGCTAGTAACGAAAGCATTGCAAGTCCGGCCTTTATTCGCGGCGATATTATTTGGATGGAATCAAATCAAATTCCATCAACTGCACAGGTAGTACCCGGAATCACACAAGCATTGACCGGAAACAATTCAGTTCAATGTACCGCAGACACCACTGTTCCTCCCATTGGCGGTGTTAGACCCACTTGGTTAAGCAACGAAGCTTATTGGGTACCGCAGGAATTTGGATCAACTTGGTTGCCCAAAGTGTATGTTGGCCCGTCAGGTGCTGCCAACATTGAAGCCACTGGCACACAGATTTTTGC